CATGCACTGTCGCGGTTGTCGCGCAGCGCATACGTGTCCGGCGTTGGCGGAGTATAACAAACGTTTAGGTGCGACATTGCAAGAGTCGTCACGCACTCAACCGCAATTCAAGACACCACAGGAGATGAGTTTTGAGTTAGACGTATTGGCCACGTTGACCAAAACCGTAAAAGCGCGCAAGGAAGCGCTGGACGCTTACGCGTACCAATTAGCCGACCGTCAGGCGGTAACTGTACCAGGTTACAAACTTGTATCGAAACGTGTGCAGCGACGCATCACCGATCCGAGTACCTTTGTAGAAACCGCCCGTACGTTCGGCTATAGTGACAACCTGTTACACCACGAACCGAAATTGTTGAGCCCTTCACAATTGGAAAACGTGGGAGTCAATAAGGAACTTGTCGAAATGTTCACAGAAAAACCCGACGCCGGTAAGCAACTCGCACCGATGTCAGATAAACGACCAGCTCAAGCAGCCGAACTGTTAGAGCGATTTAAATCAGTATCCCGATAGGAGCGACACATGACGTGGGGTTCGAAACCATGCAATACGAAAGGGTGTAAGCGCACATCTGATAAATTCCAAGTTAAGTGTCGCAAATGCCTTAACAACCAATCACAACCAATCACTAAATAGGAGCGACACAATTATGTCAAACGTACAATACGCACCATTCAAAGCACGTCTAGTAATGGGTTCAATCTTCGATATCAACACGAAAGACCACACGGGCGCACCCCTAGCGGACGAATCAAAGCACCACTGGTTTATGGCGTTCGCAGTACCTAAAGGCCCTGAATGGGACGCAGTCTACGCAACAATGTACAACGCAGCGGCACAAGATCCAACGTGTACCGCAGCACTATGTCAGCAACCTGGCTTTAACTGGAAGATTGAAGACTGTGACGCACCGGCAGACCCTAGCAAGTTAGGCAGCGCGTCACGCCCTGCGGGTCACATGTTGATTAAATTCACACGTTACAACGCAATGGGTCAACCTCCAGTCGTAGACGGTAATGGTATGCCTTTAACGTCTAAACAAGTTAAACGCGGCGATTACTTCTTCGTTGCAGCGTCTACCAAGTTTAACGGCGCTAGAACGGTGAACACTAACGCGGGCATGTATCAGAACCTTGACGGCTTGATGTACGCGGGACCAGGTGAAGAAATTGTCGGCGAAGGCGGCTTTAACGCAGCGAGCGCGTTTGCAGGTATTCAAGGCGCTATGGCCCCACAAGCAGCGGCACCAGTGGGAGGTGTACCAGTTGGTCACACGCCTGCACCGCAAGCCGTATCGACTCCGGCACCAGTCGGCCACACGCCTGCACCGCAAGCCGTAGCACCGCAAGCCGTATCGACTCCGGCACCTGTCGCACCGGTTAAGGTATACGTACACACCGACCCGGCAGTAACGAAAGAGCAGTACCAAGCGCACGACGCGGCGTGGACTGAAGAAATGCTAGTGTCACAAGGTAAAGGTCGCTGGGAAGAACAAGCACCTGTAGCCGCTCCGGTCTCAGCGCCGACAGGCGTACAGCCGGCGCACGACTTCTTGCAGCAACCCGGTGTTACATCTCAATAACCTAATAACGTAAACACTAGGCGGCTTCGGTCGCCTTTTTTATAGCCGCTTACGGGCGGCAGGAGCGAAACAATGGATAATAATCTAATCGTCTCTTACGATATTGAGACGTATCCGACCATTTTCACCGCTTATTTCATCCATCGCGCTACAGGTAAAGAATGGTTATTCGAAATATCCACACGTAAAAATGAATGGCGTTCGATGTGTGATTGGATCGCAATGCTTGGTGAGTCCGAAGTACATGGTGTCGGTTACAATAACTTAGCGTTCGACTACCCTGTCATTCACTGGATACTGAGACAGAACCAGTCACCGTCGAGCGAACAAATCTACGCGTACGCACAAGAGGTGATTAATTCAATGAACTCAGGCCGTCGTTTCGACTACATCGTGTGGGAACGCGACATGGTGTTTAAACAAATAGACCTGTTTAAGATTAAGCACTTCGACAACGTCGCTAAAATGACCAGCCTGAAGCAGATTGAATTTAATCGCGGCGCGCACGACATTCGAGACTTACCGTACAAAGTTGGTCAATACCTGACACACGACCAGTTCGATCCGTTAATCGTCTATAACCGTCACGATGTGAAAGAAACTATGATGTTTCTTAACGAGTGTGAAGGCGACATCGCCCTGCGTGAATCACTAGGTGAAAAGTACGGTAAGAACTTCACTAACCACAACGACACTAAAATCGGTGAAGACATCTTCATCATGAAAATGGAAGACGTTGCACCGGGTAGCTGTTACGACTATTCGTCGGGTCGTCGTCAAGTTCGAGGTACGCCACGTAATCAAATCGTTGTTAACGAAATCATCCTGCCTTACGTGCGTTTCTCACACCCTGAGTTTAATCGCATTCTCAATTGGTTCCGCAGTCAAGTGATCGTAGAGACTAAAGGCGTTTTTAAAGACGTGTCAGCAGTGATTAACGGGTTTAGTTATGACTTTGGCCTTGGTGGTATCCATGGTTCTATTGAGTCGCGCACAGTACGCAGTGACGACCGTTATATGATTGTCGATTTAGATGTGACGTCGTTTTATCCGAACTTGGCAATCGTTAACCGTCTTCGTCCTGCACACTTGCCTGAAACTTTTTGCGACGTTTACAACGAGATATTCCACGAACGTAAAAAGCACAAGAAAGGATCGCCGGAAAACATGGCGTTAAAACTGGCGTTGAACGGTGCGTACGGTAAATCTAATTCACAGTTTAGCCCGTTCTACGATCCTCAGTTCACAATGACTATAACTATTAACGGTCAATTGTCGCTCTGCATGTTGGCCGAGCGATTACTGACGATTCCCGAATGTGAAATGATTCAGGTCAACACGGACGGTCTGACGGTGCGCATTCCTCGCGAGTACAAAGAGACATTAAACCAACATTGGAAAGAGTGGGAAGTCGACACGGGTCTGGAACTCGAAGAAGCTATCTATACTCAGATGTCAGTACGTGACGTTAACAACTATCTAAGTCTAACTAATTACGGCGGACTGAAGAATAAAGGCGCGTACGCGTGGCGAGCGAATCGTCACACGGGCAGTACGGATGTTCAATGGCACCAGAACCACAGTGCACTGGTTGTACCTATGGCCGCCGAAGCGTGTCTAATTCATGGTGTGGATGTTGAGACGTTTATTCGTTGCCACACTGATCCGCTTGATTTTTGCATACACGCTAAAGCGCCACGTAGTAACCGTATTGTATCGGTGTGTGACGGTGTCGAAACGGAGTTACAAAATATTAACCGATACTACGTGTCAAACGGCGGCGTAGAACTCGTGAAGATCGCACCACCTGTCAAGGGTGCCAAGGTCGGAACGTGGAAACGTAAAGCGGGCGTGAGTGACGCAGAGCATGACGCTGTTGTCGCGGAGATAACGGGGCCAGGCAGACCTTACTTATCACAAGCATGGTCTGACTCGTTAGACGTTGACGGAATACCACACGACGAACGCATCCACACGAAAGCAAAGTCGAAACATACCGAACGCCGCACCAGTTTTGCAAAAGGTTGGCAAGCGACCGTATGTAACACAATGGACGACTTTGATATGTCCACTATCAATTATGATTACTACATCACGGAAGCGCGTAAACTTGTCGATCCACTACTGTAGACAAGCGCACCGACACGGTGTAATATTAGATTTAATAAGCGGTACATGTCGTGCCGCATTTTAGGAGCGATACGTATGTATTACGATACGATTGAAGAAGCGATTAAAGCCGCACCAAACTGTACTCACGTTTTGACTACGGGCCCGCGTTGGGACTACGACCCCGACATCAAGGGTATGTTTCACCCCGTCGTCCGCATGGGGTCCAACGGAAGGTTCCTGTGCGCCACCGACCTTTCGGCACACGACGGGTCCATTATTTCTTCGCGCGACTGGCAGGTAGCACGCGAACACCAACCGCAACCCGCAACCACCGACCAACTTATCACAGCGGCACGTTTCGACACGGCTGCGGGTCGTATCCCTGCGCACGAGTTCCTAGAGAAAGGCGTTGGGCATATGAAAGACCGCGCCAGTCAGCGAGACGCCGAAGACGGTGAACGCTCTATGAAACGTTGCGTCGAAGCATTTAACGCGCTTGAAGGTACTAACCTTACCGAGACGCAAGGCTGGAGATTTATGGTGA